AGGTTATCACTGGATGAAGAGTGGAGCCAGTTACAAACTAATGAAAGATCCTAAAGATGGCTTCAAGCCCCACAAAGGAGCTAGTAAGTCAGCCACTTTTGCAATACAAAAGGTTCATAAAAAATAATGGCAACTAATTACTTACAGTTAACAAATGAGCTTTTGCGAGAAATGAATGAAGTCCCGCTGACTACTAGTAATTTTTCTTCTGCAATTGGTGTGCAGGCTCATGCAAAAGATTGTATTAACAGGGCGTATCTTGATATTGTCCTTGAAGAACCACAGTGGCCTTTTTTGTCTGTAGGTGATAGTGGAACAACTGATCCTATGTATGGTAACACATATGTAGAGACTGTTGCAAATACTCGTTGGTATGAGCTAAAGCCAGCAAGTGATTCTATTTTGAATGACTATGGATCTGTTGATTGGGATAATTTTTATTTGACAACGGTTGGTGTATCGGGCGAATCAGCTCCTTACACAGCAAAAAACTTAAGATTTACAACCATCGAAGAATGGAAAGATTTTTATCGAACCAAAGAAAATGCCGATGATGCAGAAGACGCAAACGGTGGTGAACCTAAGCGCGTTATTCGTAGTCCCGATGGGCGTATGTTAGGCCTAAGCCCAATACCCGATAAAGTATATCGCGTTTGGTTTTATGCGTACAATCAGCCTACACAACTGTCAGCTTATTCAGATGAAATTGTTTTTCCTGATGTGTACAAGCCTGTTATTTTAGCAAGAGCTAGATATTTTGTACATCAGTTTAAAGAAAATATTCAACCTGCGGCTTTAGCTAACGAAGAATATCGTCGTGGTTTAAAACTTATGAAGAATGCTTTAATGATACCTACACCTGATTATATCAAAGATGATCGTGTGAGGTTTGTTTAATGTCTCAGGCTTTTGGTTTTTCTTGTCGTGGTGGATTAAATACAAACCTAAACTCTCTTGAGCTTTTAGGCCAGCCGGGATTTGCAACAACGCTAACAAACTTTGAAGTAGACCCAGATGGCGGCTATCGTCGTATTAACGGTTTTACAGAGTTTGGTGGTGCTTCATCAATAAGGCCTAACGGTACAAATCGTATTTTAGGAACTTTTCCATACGCTGATGGTGTTATTGTTTGTTCAGGAACCGACATATTTTTTAGTAATGACGGTGCTACATGGTTACAAATAAATCGCAGTTCTGTATCAAGCAGTGGTGATAACTATACAGCCTTTACAGGACGTTCTGCACTAACACGTACAAACCAAGGCCAATGCCAGTTTGCAATGTTTGAAGGCCCTAACTTTGATTATGGCGAAATATTTATTGCAGATGGTGCAAATAAAATTTATACTTTTCGCATGGAAGGTACAGGAGCTTTAAACACTCGTACTTTTTTTGCTTATGAAATTACAGTTGATGGTTCAAACGGTGTAAAATATATTACAGTTCACGATCATCATTTATGTGTGGCAGGTGTTGGGGATAATTTAAATACTGTATATTTTAGTGTATATAACGATCCAGATAACTTTACAGGTGCTGGAGCAGGTGCTGTAACTATATCAGATCAAATACAAGGCTTAAAAGGTTTTCGTACTGATCTTATTGTTTTTGCAAAAAATAGCATACATAAACTTGTAGAAATAAATACGCCTTCAAATACTCGTGTTGATCCTATTGCAGAAAACGTAGGCTGTCTTAGTGCATATAGTATTCAAGAAATTGGAGGTGATCTAGTATTTCTAGCACCTGACGGTATCCGAACCATTGCAGGTACAGCACGAATTGGCGATACAGAGTTAAGCTCTATTTCAAGACAAATACAAAATATTATATCGTCAATTGCAACAAACATTTCATCGTATGTAATTGATAGTGCAGTTTTAAGATCTAAGTCACAGTATAGGCTTTTTTATTCTGAAGCAACGGACTCACCGGGATCAGGCAAAGGTGTAATAGGAACTTTTACTGGTCAAGCCTTTGAATGGTCTGAAGTAGAAGGTATTCAAGCTTTTGGTTTGAGTTCAACAATTGACTATACCGGAATTGAAAAAATCTATCATGGCGATAAAGATGGTTATGTTTATAACCATGATACGGGCACAAGTTTTGTATACGATGGAACAGAACAAAATATATTAGCTACTTATGAAACTACTGATTTAGACTGTGGCGATATTGGAACAAGAAAAACTTTTAAATATGTGCGAACTTCTTTTTCGCCCGAAGGCGAAGTATCACCAACATTAAGAATTAGATATGATTATAAATCTACTGAAATTGTTCAGCCAAGTGATTATCCAATTACAAGCATTCCAATCCCAGCAATTTTTGGAGTATCTATATTTGGATCAGCCACATTCGGTGGAACAAACGACCCAATGATTCGTCAAACAGTTGAAGGCAGTGCAAACACAATTAGCTTAAGACTTAGAACAAACGATAAAAATAGTTCTTTTGCTGTCAATGGTTTTTACATCGACTATATGCCATCAGGTAGGAGATAATAATGGCTCAAAATTATACACGACAAAGCACGTTTAGTGATGGCGATACAATTACTGCGGCGTTATTCAATGACGAATATAACCAATTAGAAAACGCTTTTAATTATTCTAGTAGTAGTTCAACCTCTACTGGACACCGACACGACGGAACAGCCGGTCATGGCGGCAATATTCCGCAAATTGGCGATCTAGACTTTTTAAATAAAATTGTTGTAGATAGCACTAACAATCGTTGGGGCTTTTTTGTAGAAGTTTCTAGTTCTGCTGTAGAACAAATTCGTATTCAAGATGGAGCTATTGTTCCAGTAACTGATAACGATATTGATCTTGGTACTAGTTCATTAGAATTTAAAAATATTTATATTGATGGTACAGCTAAGATCGACACACTAACAGTCGATGAAGCCGCTACAGTTGGAACAACACTTGGCGTAACAGGCGCTACAACGCTCTCTAGCACTCTAGGAGTGACAGGAGCTACGACCCTATCCAGTACCCTTGGTGTCACTGGAGCGACCACACTAAGCTCTACGTTGGCTGTAACAGGCATCTCTACACTGACAGGAAATGTCACAGCAACTAATGACTTGAGTATTGGTGGTAATCTAACTGTTACGGGCAACGCTACAATCTCTGGTAATCTTACGTTTGGGGATGCAGATACAGACACCATTACAATTGGTGCAGATGTAGCTTCGCATATTGTTCCAGATGTTGATAATACTTATGATCTTGGAACTTCTACAAAAGAGTGGCGAAACCTTTATATTGATGGTACAGCCAACATTGATAGCCTTGTAGCTGATACTGCTGATATTAATGCAGGCACAATTGATAATACAGCTATTGGAGCTACAACAGCCTCTACAGGTAATTTCTCTACGCTGTCTATTGGCGGCACTGCAATTACTACTACAGCCGCTGAATTAAATATTGTAGATGGTGATACAACTGCTACAGCTACTACGCTTGCAGACGCTGATCGCGTTGTAGTTAATGATGCAGGCACAATGGTTCAAGTAGCTCTAACAGACTTTGAAACTTATTTTGAGTCTGCGTTAGATACGCTTCCAAACGTAACGACTGTTGGAGCCTTAAATGCTGGCTCTATTACTTCAGGGTTTGGGGCTATTGATAATGGATCATCAGCCATTACAACCACAGGCACTGTAACTTACGGAAGTCTATCAGACGGTACAATAACCATTACGGCCTTTGTAGATGAAGATGATATGGTATCTAATTCTGCAACGCTTGTGCCTACACAGCAGTCTGTAAAGGCTTATGTAGACTCTCAAGTAACTGCACAAGACTTAGACTTTCAGGGTGACTCTGGTGGTGCATTAAGCATTGACTTAGACTCTGAAACTCTAACGATTGCTGGTGGCACAGGTATTGATACAACTGGCGCGACAAATACGCTGACTGTTGCAATTGATTCAAGTGTCACTACTCTTACGGGTACGCAGACGCTTACAAATAAAACACTTACTGCGCCTGTTATTTCTACTATCAGTAATACAGGTACTTTGACACTGCCAACGTCTACTGACACTTTGGTTGGTCGAGCAACAACTGATACATTAACAAACAAAACTTTAACATCTGCGGTATTGAATACTAGTGTTTCTGGTACAGCAATACTTGACGAAGATGATATGACTTCTAATTCTGCAACTCAACTTATCACTCAACAAAGCGCAAAAGCTTACATTGATGCTACAGCAACTGCGCTTGCAATTGCACTGGGGTAAATTATGGCAAACACTTTTAAAAATGCTTCACTTGCTGATGTAAGTAGCGGCTCATACGATACACTTTATACAACACCCTCAAGCACTACAACGGTTGTTCTTGGTGTAGCTTTAGCAAATAAAAATTCAAGTGCTATTACTGCTAAGGTACAATTTACTGATTCTTCAGGTTCTGTAACGCGACAGCTACTAGAAGATGTAACAATTCCCGGTAATACAACGCTAGAGGTTTTGTCAGGTCAAAAATATATTTTAGAAGCTTCAGATATTTTGAAGTTACAAGCAGGAACAGCCACTTCTTTAGATGTTGTTGCAGGCCTTATGGAGATTAGTTAATGGCTATTACTA